CTATATTTCGTTACGGTAGCTCACCCGTGGCTCACCCTTAATTAGGTCATCGTAGGTCGGTAATTTATTCACCGCCTCTACATATTGATTCGTAGTCTTGTGCGTATAAATATCTTGTGTGATATTGCCGGCGGTGGAATGGCCAACAATGTGTTTAACAATAATTTCCGGAATTTCTGCGTTACTGCACATGGTAATAAACGTATGCCGGGTATCGTGTGGCACATGTTCGCCCAGATTGAGTTCTCGGCATATCTTAGTAAAGTGAGTACGATATATGTTCTTACTTGGAGAGTTAAACAGCACATTTGAACGATTGAATAGCGCTTCGTTGTAGAATGCCGATACAATGGGGTAAATACATTCCGCGATTGGTATGATTCTACGCTTACCTGCATCTGTTTTAGATCCGCCAACCATATATCGTTCCTTTAGATGCACATCTTCGATTTTAATACCATATAACTCGGAGATTCTGAGTCCGGTGTAAATATAAAGTAGCAATATTTGAGCCGTACGCTCGTTTTTATGCTCCCATAGTGTAATTATATGGCTCGGAGTAAAAACTTCCGCTATGCGTGTGCTAGGGGCATTTTTTGAGATTATAATATCGCGCATATAGTTCTTAGATAAAACTTCGTGTTTAATACCAACATTCATTACACGTACCAAGATAGCTTTGACCGATTGGAGGTAGGACTGCTTTCTGGTCTGGTCATCAAAGAATGATTGAACATGGGGAACACGTAGGGTAGTAACGTCTTGTGATAAGAGGTGCGCAAAATGGTCTCGCACAATTTCAATCTGCTGAATCCGTCCTTTGGTCAACCCTTGACGCTTTGACTCGTCAATCGTCCAATCGAATACCTGGCCAAAGGTAGTCATCTTACGTTCTGCAAAGGCATCTGGGGTACTTGCAAATTGCGCCAACGCCTGGTATGCGTCAGCTTGCTTCGCAAAAGTCCCAAGTGAGCGCTTAATAGGTTTCCCTTCAGCAGTCCACCCAGTTGTAATAACAGCTCGGTAGGGCTTACGAAGGTTCTTATGTTTCATTTTATATACGGAGCCTGTTCCGTTGGCACGTTTCATGGCCATAATTTCATATCCTTCCTGCAATTAAGCCCCTATCTGAATCAAATCGGATAGGGGCTTACGTTTATTTAAATTGAATCTGTTTAGCCTCTCCGTTAAGGTAGTAAGTTACTGTAGGCTTATTAGCATTGATGTAATCAACGAGGCCTGGCTGAACCGGTGCCACATATATAGTGCGGTAGAAGAACGATTCAGGAAATATATCGAATCGGCGCGCAGGTGGAATAGTCTGCACGAGTTGCCAATGAGCCTGGACGGACTTCCCATTAGGGAAGGTAAGGGTAGAGTTCTCTCCGCCCTGGGCGGATGTGAGTGTCCAGTCCTCAAGGACTACACTGGTTACGGTATGGCCAAGCACGGACTCGTCCTTAAATTCGATGGATGGCTTAGGCCATAGAGCGAATAGGGCTACGCCTAGGATGACTATAAGAATAATAGGAATAGCTATAAACGATTTACTCTTCATGGTTTTTCTCCCTTTGACTCAATTTTTCATTGTATGCTTTTAAGTATTTAATAAAATCTCTTGAGAGTTCAAATTCTTTTATATCTTTTGTTGGTTCATAAAATTGATCAATAGTAAATTTTAAAAATGAATCAAGCTTACCTCGGCTCTGCAGTTGGCCGATTGTTAAGAAAAAGCGGATAAATGTATCTGTATCTTCCATTAGATGAGATATAATGGCCCCAATCTCCCGGTATTTATCAATCATTGATTTATTCGCGAGCGGAAGGGATTCCCTTAAGGTAGTTACCATGAGCTCTTCGAATGAGTTTTTATTTGCTTCTAGGTAAAATGAGTTATCATCAGATAATATTTCAGGAAGGCCTTCCTTATGATCTTCAATCAACCCATGAGCGTATTCATTTCTTAGCCTTTTGATTTCTATATCATCGTTCACTGGAAAGGCCGTCCTGATATATTGGTTCAATTCATGAAAGACGTTAGCCTGAGCTTGCGATTTTGATGACGCTCCCCGAATTGCCCCGTGGTGTAAATCATTCCCCAGTATATAGTTCATATCGACATTAAACAGTGTAGCGTAGGCCCGAATATATGGTGCGGAAGGTTGGCTCTTACCATTTTCCCAACGAGATATCATGCTTTTAGAAACGCCTTCACCTTTAATATCTACCCCGGCCTTTTGAACTTCCATCGATAGTTTTTCTCTAAGCGCGTCAATGGTTAGCCCTTGCGATGTACGAAGCCTTTTTAACCGCCGACCAATATTAATTTTTATTGGCGTACCAAAGATGGTAGTTTGTTTAGGTTTTCTATTCGATATTTTTGACATAGTTAATATTCACCTTTCCTCACTTAAACTCTCTTCCTACCTATATTATACTTCAAAAGTTCCTCTGTAGGCAATTAAAATTTACGAGAAATCACAAAAATGTTGTTGACAGGAATTTTTGACGGTGCTATCATGTACACATAAGGCAACTCGGCAACATTAAAGAGAGGCCGATAGAACAATTTGATATTGAAAGGGGGCGGGGTACGTGATACCACGTAAAGCTATTTCTCCATATCGAAAGCTTAAGAGCTTTATGGTAGAAAATGACATTTCTAATACCGCAGCCGCAAAGGTGATAGGGGTTAAGCCAAACACTTTCAGTAAGAAGCTTAACCGCATCAACACAGATTTCACATTACAAGAAATGCGTACGCTGTGTATAACCTATGACCTTGATGCGAACGTATTTTTTTTACATTAAAGGTTCCTAATTAGGCAACTTTTTATTTTTACTTAGAAGTTCCTAATTAGGCAACTAAAAGGAGGCAGACACTATGAACAAACGTAAATCCTGCATAGCGTACCTGTACCAGGATTCACTCGCTCGTCGGATGAAGGAGCTCGGTGTATCTCGGTCAGAGCTAGCCACTATGACAGGGCTTTCACCATGCACAATCCTTACGGCGGGTAATGGTAGACCGGTATCAGTCCGAACAATCGCCAGGGTTCTTGAACACTTACAAGTTGATGCATCTGAAGAAGATGACTTCTGGGGCATTGACCCTGTATAGGAGGTAACTATGAATACTGAAAAAGATGAATATACCATCGAAAACCTTATTGTCCAAGTAACACCCAAAACCGCCAAGTACGACCTCTGGTTCAACCGAATACTCGGACTGTTATCTTTTGTAACGTTAGTCGTTGCCATCATCTACTTTGCAACGGTGCTAATCCTACTATGAACCCCACCATTACTGTGAAACAAATGGCTAGCGTTTTAGGCCTAACCCTTACAGCGGTTAGAGAGGGCATCGCTAATAACCATTACAAAGCCTTCGCCTATTGTTATGGCAAAGGCAAGAAACGAACCTTCGTCATTGACCGGTTCGGATTTGAAACATACCTGGCTCGAACAGGGAGAAGTGAAGAGTACATCAAGGAGGCATTTAATCATGCATGCATTTCTTAAAATTATTGCGGGGCTAATCCTTATGGGCTCCGTTGGTAGCCTCGAGATTGACCGCATAGGCTTTACTCAGTATTTCGTCCAATGCGCCTTGGGTGTGGCCTTATGGATTGTGGCCGAGCAGGGCCAAACCATCAGACGGCTCAAAAGGAGGCAACGATGAGGGTAAAGAAACCAATCGTCCCTATGATGCGGTTGAAGCGTGATTTTGACTTTAAAATGCTGATATACTACAACACTCCATACGGGCTATGTAGTTTCGCTAAAGTCATCGGAGTTAGCTCCACGACATTAGTTAAGATTTCGAGATATCAACCGGTACGTGTGAGTACTGCCAGGTTAGTCGCAAAAGGACTTGGCCAACAAATTGATTTCATATTTGAGCCATGCTCGATTATGCAAAAGACCTGGGGCAATCGATTTGGCTATCGCATGAAACCGGAAGTGTTCCGTAAGGTGCTAGCTGATAAGGGCTTGACCATTCAAGATGTCGCTGAGATGTGCGGGATGCACTATGGCACCTTATATAGTCATCTGAGTGGCAAGAATAAGTCGATGTCCTTTAGTAAGGCTGTTATCTTAGCGGATACGCTAAGTATCGACATCGGGTTATTATTTGACTTTAGCCAGTATTAAGTGAGGCACCCCTCACACGGGCAATGATGGCCAATTGGTACGGAGCCCAACGGTAGTATATTTTGCAATCTAGCAGAAAGGAGGTTCCTATGCAGAACCCTACAAAGAACAACGTACGGGCCTTTGTTAGAAGTCTGTACAACGCTCGGCTTTTGGAACAAACCGAAGCGGAAAGCGTAGCGCTCGAATCACACTACATTAGCCTTGAAGCTGATGGACGTGTAGCCGCTGCTGAAGCGTTCCACAAAGTCATTAACGGCTTACGTGAAGCAAGTAAAGGCGCCCAACGTTTGGAAGAACTGGGCTATGGCACGCTAGCCAATAAGCTCGTACCTGAGGCGGATAACTTCATCAAACGTATGTGCAAACCGCTCCACGAATGGTGGTATGACAATCTCGATATTAACTCCGAGAAAGGCCAAAAGTGGCACGCTGTGCTTGAAGTGGCTAAACCTTACGAAATTGAGATTCGTAAGTTGAAGTCAGCTCGAAACGCGCTAAACGCTATAATCGAACGTTCCGCTTCAGGTAAGCAAGCCGTAGTCGAGCTTAAAAAATTTGGATTCGACTATGACACCTGGGCACATGCCCAAGTTGATATCGGCGGTCCTACCGACTTTGATATTCTTAAACGCCCAAAAGAAAACGACCGCATCAGTACTGGGAATACTGACACGGCCACATCAAAATAATTTGACACTTATATTATACGAGGTAATTCAACTATGAACAAGAAAGTAATTGTATCCACGCTCGCGATTTCCGCATTAGCGGTTAATGTATTCGCTCAAGGCAGTAATTTAGGCCCTAATGGCACCGCTAATGGTGATGCAAGCCTTGTTATTGGCACTAATAATACAACAACTACAAACGCTACATCCGCTTTTATTGCAGGTACACAAAATACAGTATCCGCTCCAAACGGCATTGCCTTTGGTACTAACAATACGGTATCTGGGGAAAACGGCTTTGCTGGTGGTAACGATGCAAAAGCATCGGGCCGTAACTCCTTCGCCTTCGGCTCTCACGCAGAAAGCTTGGTGGAGTACACCATCGCTATTGGTAACCAGGCTAGAACGGCGTCCTATGATAGCGTTGCTATCGGTAATGGCGCGTTCGTATCAGGCGAAAGCTCCGTGGCCTTTGGGCGCTCCAACAACGTAACTGGAGAAAACTCCGTCGCAGTCGGAGCTAACAATGGCACCGTAGCAGGCGGTCAGTCCGCTGTGGTTGGCTACAATAACAAAATAGGTACTCAAAAAGAACAGTTGGTGTTTGGTTCTAATTCCGAATCTAAGGGCCAAGGCGCGTTGGTGTTCGGCACGCATGCCAAAGCCTTGGCTACGGACGCCGTTGCCTTCGGCAATAATACAATTGCAGATCGCGCCAACGCCGTTGCTATTGGCACCAACTCGGTGACCGATGATGCGGTAGGGGTTGATGGAGTAGACCTTAACGGAACACGTCACATCTTCGCTGGTGAACAACCAGGCGCAGTTGTATCCTTTGGCTCCAAAGCTCGCACCGGTGCAGGTGGCGTGGCTCAGTATAATAGACAACTTCAAAACGTGAGCGCGGGACGTGTTGAGGCTGATAGTTTGGATGCTGTAAATGGTAGTCAACTCTTTGCAGCTTATGACGAGATTAATAATCTCGGTGCAAAGGTTCGTACTAATACGGCTGATATCAGCACACTTCAAGGCACATCTGCTAATCACGAAGGCCGAATTACTGCACTTGAGCAACGCACCTATAACATGGCCGGTGAAATCAATAATCGTATCAATACAACTGAACAGCGCCTTAATAAATTGGGCGCATCTAGCGCAGCATTAGCAGGGCTCCATCCTTTGGATTTCAACCGAAGCGATAAGGTCAGCTACGCTGTAAGTTACGGCCATTACCGTAATAGCAACGCTGTAGCGCTTGGAGCGTTTATCCGCCCAAATGAACGATTGATGATTGGCGTAGGTGCTACTTTAGGTGCTGAAAATCAGTATACTATCAACCTTGCCTTTAAAACAGGCAAAGGGTCTGATTACATCGCTGAGGCTAAGGATGCGCAAAGCCGTATCAGCAAGTTAGAACGCTTAGTTGATGAGTTAACGCAAGAAGTTGCTGCTCAACGTCGTATTTAGGAGGTCACTATGAAGAAGAATGCACCCTATATGCTCAACATTGATATGTCCTCATCCGAAGATATGCACATCTGCACCTGCAAATGCGCCACATCAGTACACAATGAAATCGTATTAGCCTCGATGCTTGCTGGTGCAGTTGTTTCAATCGCTCATGGCCATAGCCATAATCCGCACAAGTTTGCAGAAACCGTATGCGGTGCGATTATGGAATTTATCGATAAGCCAGGTTTTACGAAGCCAAGTCAAAAATTATCTTAGAGGTGATGCAAATGGCCCGAAAGAATAGAAGAAAACGGATTGTGAAAGATACTGCAATAGAGCAGTTAATTTCACCTAAAGCACCTATTACACCTCCACCTAGTCCGTGGGATGTATCGAAATCCCTAAGGGAACAATCTAAACATGAAAAGATTGTTACGGAGCGACTTACTAAGATTGATACCTGGGTGACTAGAGTTTGCCAAGTCGTATTCATCATCTTAGGTGTTTGTATTCTCATGCTATTACACTTTAATGGCATTATTTAGATATTAATTAGAAAGGATTTTACTCATGATTAGAGTCACTTTTGAAGCAAAAAACTATGTATCCCTTTGTGAAGAACTTAAAACGTTCTTAAATTACAGTAATATACCTACGACAGAAAAACCGCCCACAGCTCCTGTGGTACCCGCCACAGTCCAAACTCCGCCGGTGGCTCCAGTCGCTCAACCTGCTACAGTAGCACCTGTGGTACCCACATCTGTGTCGGTACCAACGACTCCAGAACCTCAACAGGCGCCACCTACAACGGCTGTACCTGTAGCACCGGTTAAGGAATATACCTTGGAAGAAATTCAAGTGGCCTTGCAACCATTAATGGATGCAGGTCGCACGAATGAAATTGTAGGGTTAATGCAAAAGTACAAAGTAGCAAGTCTTCCTGAGCTTCCAAAGGACCAATTCCCTAATCTCGTAGTTGACCTTCGCAACATGGGGGCTCGAATCTAATGGCTAGTCATGCACTACTAAGTGCTTCGAGTTCGCATAGATGGTTACACTGCACCGGGGCGCCTCGTTTAGAGGCGACCTTCCCTGATACTACATCAGAATATGCAAAGGAAGGAACCCTCGCGCATGAACTATGTGAATTGAAACTTAAGAAATACACTACGGCGATGGCGAAAGGTACTTACACCCGGGCGTATAACAAAATCAAAAAGAATGAGTTATGGGCGCCTGAGATGGACGAAACTACAGACGTGTACCTCGAATACATCAAGTCCATCATGCTAAGTTACAAAGTTGCTCCCGTAGTGGTTATTGAAAAGCGTGTTGACTTTAGCCAATATGTACCTGAAGGATTCGGTACGGCGGACTGTATCATCTTGGCCGGTGATACGCTCCACATTATTGACTATAAACACGGTAAAGGTGTTGTAGTTGATGCGGATCACAATCCACAAATGATGTTATACGCACTCGGCGCGATGCATGATTACAGTCTATTATATAGGTTCAACACTATCAAGATGACCATTGTACAGCCTCGTGTTAATAACATTTCAGAGTTTGAAATGTCCGCCGATGAGCTCCGTAAATGGGGTGAGGAGGTAGTCGCGCCAAAGGCTAAGGAGGCCTACGAAATGGAAGGCCACACCTTTGAGGCTGGCGCCTGGTGCGGGTTCTGTAGAGCAAAGGCTCAATGCAGAACACGATGTGAGCATTTCGATGCTATGCATGTATTCACGAACCAAGACCCTCGACTCATTAGCCTTGAAGCACTAGGTACATACCTAGAGCATGGCAAGGATATTGAATCCTGGTACAAGGATATCAAGGAATACGCATTATCTGAATCCTTAGCCGGTGCAGAAGTACCAGGTTGGAAAGCCGTAGAGGGCAGAGGTTCTCGCGTGTTCCAAGATGGTGATACGGCCATTCAAACCCTTATCAATGGTGGGGTAGATGAATCTATCCTATACGAACGTAAGGTTCTTACATTGGCTCAAATCGAAAAAGCCATAGGTAAGAAAGAATTTAATGAACTCGTAGGCGACCAGGTCGTTAAGAACCCAGGTAAACCTACTCTTGTAGTTGATACGGATAAGCGCCCACGTATCACTAACCAACCTAGTGCGGCGCAAGTGTTTAATACCAATGGAGGTAACTAATTATGGCATTCCAATGCAAACCAACAGAAGTCCTTTTACAAAACGTACGTTTATCTTTCGTTCATTTACTCGAACCATACATTAACCCAAACAATTTCAGCGAAGCCAAATATAGCGCGATGATCCTTGTACCCAAATCAGATACCGCACAAGTTCAAGCAATTCAGCAAGCCATTGAAGCAGCCATTGCTGATGCTCGTGTGAAACATGGCGCCAAAGTACCTGCGCAACCTAAAACACCAATTCACGATGGCGATGGCTACACGCCAGGCGGTAAAGAATACGGCCCTGAATGTAAAGGTCATTACGTATTCAACGCTTCTCAATCCATGAAATTCAAGCCTGAAGTAGTCGACCTTCAAGGTCAACCACTTACTGAACCTGGCCAAGTATACTCTGGCATGTATGCGAATGTGCTGATCAACTTTTACTTCTACAACAACCAATCCTCTGGTATCTCCGCCGGTTTAGGCCCTGTACAAAAAGTACGTGATGGTGAACCTCTTGGAGGTGGCCAACCGGCATCCGCTGCATCCGTATTCGGAGCTACTCAAGGTAGCGCAGCAAAGGTATTCGGTGGTGCTGAAGCAGCGCCAGCTATTAACCCAGTTACTGGCCTTCCAATGTAATAGGTGGCCATTATGCGCCATCTCAACATTGACATTGAAACATTCTCATCCAATGACATCGGCGCAGGTGTATACAAATATGTCGAAGCGGAGGATTTTGAAATCCTCCTATTCGCGTATGCGTATGACTTTGGCCAGGTTGAAGTTGTGGATCTAGCACAAGGTGAAACAATTCCTGATGCGGTAATTGAAGATTTGAAAAATCCGGACGTCCTTAAACATGCCTATAATGCACAGTTTGAAATTACTTGTCTAAACAAAGCGGGATATACTACTCCATTACGTCAATGGCACTGTACGATGATACACGGAGCCTATTTAGGGTATCCTATGGGCCTTGCTAAGTTAGGTGTGGCTCTAGGTCTACCTCAAGATAAATTAAAGGATAAAGCTGGCAAGGCTTTAATCCGATATTTTAGTATTCCTTGTAAACCGACTAAATCTAACGGCGGTCGAACTCGTAACCTGCCACATCATGAGCCTGAAAAGTGGCGAACCTATGTCGAATACAATCGTCAAGACGTAGTCACTGAAATGGAATGTTATAAACGCCTTGCATCGTTTCCTGCGCCTGATGAGACATGGAACGATTGGTACATCGATATTGAAATCAATAATCGTGGTGTACTCATCGACCATGACCTGGTTATTGGTGCTCTTTGTATTGATGAGGAAAACACCAATATTCTTACAAAGGAAGCCCAGGATATTACCCGGCTTGCCAATCCTAATTCTACACAGGCACTCCTTAATTGGATTAACACCAACACAGGGGCTAACCTGCCTAATCTAACGAAGGATACAGTTGATAGTGCTCTTAAGAGTGATATTAATCAAGTATCCAAACGTGTTCTTACCTTACGTAAGAAACTGGCCAAATCATCCGTGTCAAAGTACGTCAAGATGGAAGAGTCCTGGGGCTCAGATTATCGTCTCAGAGGCGTGTTACAGTTCTACGGGGCCAATCGTACTGGACGATGGGCCGGACGTCTTATACAGGTCCAAAACCTACCAAGAAACTACATCGAAACGCTCGATGTCGCACGTTCTCTCGTGACACATCGTAATCGTGTAGGGCTCGAACTCTTATATGGTGATGTAGCTGATACACTCTCACAGTTAATCCGTACGGCTATTATCGCCCCAGAAGGTAAGACCTTATGTGTAGCTGACTTCTCCGCTATTGAAGCTCGGGTTATCGCATGGCTAAGCGGTGAGCAGTGGCGTCAACAGGTATTCGCTCATGATGGTGATATCTACTGCGCGTCAGCATCATCGATGTTTGGCGTTCCCGTAGTGAAACACGGCGAAAACGGACACCTACGACAAAAGGGGAAGGTCGCAGAATTAGCCCTTGGGTATCAAGGAGGCGTCAACGCGTTAAAAGCTATGGGCGCCATTGATATGGGGCTCGCGGAAGAAGAACTTCCGGACATTGTAAGGTTATGGCGTGAAGCGTCACCTCGTATTCGTGATTTATGGTATCAAGTAGAAAACGCTGCGGTGTACACAGTAACCACAGGTAACCCTATGGGCCTTGACCATGGAATTATATTTCGTTTAGAGATTGATCCGATATACGGCTATCGCTACATGACGATAGAACTACCTAGCGGACGAAAGCTATTTTATCCTGGTGCGTATATCAAGGAAAACCAATTTGGTAAGGACGCCGTCCATTTCAAGGCGCAATTCAACAACGCCTGGGTGGATGACAGCACGTATGGTGGAAAGCTGGTCGAAAACATTACTCAAGCCGTAGCTCGAGATTGTCTTGCAGTTACGTTGAGACGATTAACGATAGCGGGGTACCCGATTACTATGCATATCCACGATGAAGCGGTTATGGAAATCCCTTCCGTGGATAAGGAGAAAACCCTTGATAAGGTTAACGCGTTATTTGGGGCGCCGATTCCCTGGGCGGAAGGGTTACACCTCTCAGCGGCCGGATTCACCAGTGATTATTATATGAAGGATTAGAAAGGGCGTTGGCCATATGATTAATGATAAAAAACTAATAATTAGCGTAGGCCAAAGTCGCACGTCCAAAAATTGGATTCAAACGGAGCTCATGTGGTCCGAGTTCATCGAACGACTTCGTACACCGCAACGCACTACGGAAACAGTTGAGCAGTTTCATCAACTGCCAAAGACAGTAAAGGCTAACATGAAGGACATCGGCGGTTTCGTCGGTGGTAGCTTAATCGGTATCCAACGTAAGGCGATTAATGTCACCGGCCGTGACCTTATCACCCTTGACCTTGACGCCATTGAGCCTGGTCAAACGGATAATGTAGTGCGTACAGTGGACAGTTTAGGCATGGCGTACGTCTTGTATAGTACTCGTTCACACACACCACACCGACCACGGTTACGGGTAGTCATTCCAACCGACCGCACCATGACACCGGATGAGTACGAGCCTATCGCTCGTAAGGTGGCCAGTTTCATCGGTATCGGCATGATGGACTCAACAACCTTTGAGGCCTCGAGGCTTATGTACTGGCCAGGATGTTCTAGCGATGCACAATATGTGTTCCGATATGCAGATAAGCCGTTCTTATCTGCAGACGGCATCCTAGCTGAGTACACCGATTGGCGAGACGTGGCATCATGGCCACAGGTACCAGGTTCTGAGACTTCAGTTCGAGTCAAACAGCTTCTTACGAAGCAACAGGATCCGTTATCCAAGCACGGCATCGTAGGAGCCTTTTGTAGGCAGTACGGTATTCGTGAAGCAATCGATACGTTCTTACCTCATGCCTACGCTTACGTTGATGGTTCTAACGACCGTCTAACCTACGTCGAAGGTTCTACCATCGGCGGTGCGGTGATATATGACGATGATAAGTTCTTATACTCACATCACAATACGGATCCGTGTGGTGGCCAACTCGTGAACGCTTTTGACCTGGTTCGGCTTCATAAGTTCCATGACCTCGACGAGACGGCCAAGGACGGCACGCCACCGCATAAGATGCCATCCTTCCTTGCGATGAGTAAACTCGCCTTTGAGGATTCAGAGGTGGCCATCAGTATCCAACAGGAACATGCGCGTGAGTCAGCTACGAATGTGTTCCAAGAATCAATAAGTAATTCTAATACTACCGATGTGACCGACCTTGACGCCAACGCTATGCTCGAGACGGAATGGATGAAGTCCGCCGGCCTCAAATATAACGAGAATCAAGGGCTTAAAAAGACACGTGATAATATCCTTAAGATTTTAACGCATGACCCGGCTATCAAGGGACGTATCGCATACGATAAGTTCGGTAGTCGGTATATGGCGATGGGTGCCTTACCATGGGCCCTATCGGAACATGGTAAACGCATATGGACTGACACCGATGATAGTGGTATCCAGTGGTACCTTGAAAACCGCTTCGATATCACTGGTAAGGATAAAGTCCTTGATAGCGTGCTACTGATTGCGAAACAAAACGCATTCAACCCAGTGACCGATTATTTAGACAGTCTCACCTGGGACGGTGTGGAACGCTTAGATACAATCTTCATCGATTACCTAGGCGCAGAGGATAACGTGTATACCCGTGCAGTAGGTCGTAAGGCCTTCGTTGCTGCAGTAGCACGTGCCTACGAGCCAGGGTGTAAATATGACACCATGCCGGTATTAGTCGGTGCCCAAGGGATAGGGAAATCATCTCTTATTCGATTAATGGGCAAGGATTGGTATGCTGATGGGCTTAACACCTTTGATGGTAAAGAAGCTGCAGAAAGTATCCAAAATAGTTGGCTAGTTGAAGGCGGTGAAATGGCCGGGTATTCCAAGGCGGAAGAGAACGCATCGAAACAATTCTTATCACGCCAGGTTGACGTATTCCGTAAGGCGTATGGTCGTCGAACTGAGGAATACCCACGCCAATGCGTGTTCTTTGGTTCCACTAACCAACACGAGTTCTTAAAAGATATTACGGGTAACCGCAGATTTTGGCCAATACAGCTTGGTTTAAAGAAACCAACGAAAAACGTATTTAAGAATTTACCCGGTGAAGTGGATCAGCTGTGGGCGGAAGCCAAAGCTAGATACCGCCAAGGGGAAAGCTTAATTATTGAAGATAATGAGGAAGTACTTCGCCTTGCAAAGGTAGCCCGTGAAAGCCATATGGAAGGAAATGCTAAAGCAGGTGTGGTAGTTGAGTTCTTGAAACAAAAAGTACCTGAAAACTGGAGCACGATGTCACCTAAAGCACGTGACATGTTTATGTCTGGCACCCATGCGGTACCAGGACAGGTGCTAGTATTCCGGGACAGGGTATGCGCTGCAGAAGTATGGGTTGAATGTTTTGGGCGTCCATTATCTTGGATGAAGAAGTCGGACAGCCGAGAGCTTAATCAAATTTTAGATAACATTCCATTCTTAATGAGGTTTGATTCGATGAAAAAATTTGGGCCTTATGGAGCCCAAAGAGGATTCTCAATTATACCCGGATTAATGTAATTTTCGAAGGTAACATTCCTGAAAATACCCCCCTATTCTCAAAAAGAATGTTACCTGAGAATGTTACTATGTTACCCGAATGTTACCCGAATGTTACCTAGAATGTTACCCTAACAAACCTAGTATTTATCTATATTTATTGTACTTATTATATATAAAGGTAACATTTATATATATATGTAGTAGAAATATATATATTTAAGTACGTTATAGGGGTTAATCGGGGTTAAATGGGGTATGTATCTATATGTAAAGAAAAAAAGTGTAACTTTGTTACCTTGCGTAAATGATAATCTCAAAATGGAGGTGTGATAATGCTTGAAAAACTAGTCGAACAGAAATTGGTTCGGGGCGTTAGAGAGTTGGGCGGTAAGGCCTATAAGTTTGTATCGCCTGGCAACGTCGGAGTGCCTGATCGGATTGTGATATGGCCGGACGGTACCGTTCAATTCGTAGAGCTTAAAACGACACGAGGTCGATTAAGCCAACTACAGGATGTGCAGTGCAAAAAACTATTGAGCCTACTGCAGACCGTTTACATCCTTTACGGCCCTGAAGCCGTTAAGGACTACCTAACGAATGAAGGTGGTATTCATGGCGAGAGTTCCGTGTAAGAACTGTACCAGGCGTACACCTGGCTGTCATGGCATGTGTTCCGACTATAGTTTGTACAAGGTATTGAGCAAATACGAAAAAGCGAAGGATCATGATGATACCGTTGTACAGTCATATATCATGACAAACGTACGTAAGATTCGTCACAAGATGCAAAAGGCAAAGTACGGATGCACGGTTAAAGATTAGGAGGTGATGCCGTATGATATTCAAGCCACATCCCTATCAAGATTACTGTATTTCACGAGTGATTAAGCAACAAAAGATAGGACTGTTCTTGGATATGGGTTGAATGGCTTAGGAAAAACCATCATAACCCTATCTGCTATATACCAGTTGAAATACAACTACTTCCAGGTTAAGAAGGTGCTTATCATAGCACCTAAAAAGGTAGCGGAAGCAACTTGGCAACGTGAAGCGGCCAAATGGGACGGCGTTGGTATTCTTAGAATATCCACAGTTCTAGGTCCGTTAAAGAAACGCATACAAGCACTAAATACACCGGCGGATATCTACATCATCAATCGCGAGAATGTCTCGTGGTTGGTTAGCTACTATAAGAACGCATGGCCATTCGATATGGTGGTAGTCGATGAGTCGAGTTCCTTTAAATCTCATCGTGCCAAACGATTCAAGGACTTATCAAATATGTACAACCATATCAACCGAATGGTGCTATTAACCGGCACACCATCGCCGAATGGGTTGATTGACCTATGGGCCCAGGTCTACTTATTAGACCGTGGCCAAACATTAGGTAAGACATACACCGCATTTAGGGAACATTATTTTGACCCTGACCAACGAGGTCGAGATGTGATATACAGTTACAAGCCTAAGGCGAATACAGATGATGCGATTATGTCAGCCATAGCCCCATTATGTATATCAATGAAGGCTAGCGATTACTTAGAGCTACCGCCGATTGTGTATGATACGGTGCCAGTGGTGTTAGATGCTAAGGCGAAGAAAGCTTATGAAAGCATGGAACGTGATGCCGTCCTTGAAGTATTTGGAGCTGATGAGGAAATCACCGCCATGAGTGCGGCTGCGTTATCCAATAAACTCCAACAGTTGGCCAACGGCGCCGTGTATGATGATGAGCGTAACGTCCATGAAATCCATGATTGCAAGATAGAAGCCTTCATGGAGCTTATCGAACAGCTACACGGTAAGCCGGCGTTAGTGTTCTACAATTTTAAACACGATTGTGCCAGATTGAAGGAGGCCCTAGCGAAAACGGATCTGCTTGTACGGGAATTAAAAGGCGCCGAGGAAGAGTTCGATTGGAACGCCGGCAAGATTGACGTATTATTAGCACATCCCGCATCAACTGCATATGGGCTAAACCTACAAGACGGCGGTAATCATGTAATATGGTTTGGGCTTAACTGGAGCCTAGAGCTATACCAACAAGCGAACAAGCGTTTGCATCGTCAAGGACAAAATGAAAAGGTTATCATCCATCACCTTATATCCGTAGGCACACGGGATGAGGATATGATGGAGGCCTTAGAAAAGAAAGACGAAGCGCAAGAATATGTCCTTCAGTCATTGAAGGCACGGATTGATAAATATGTGAAAGGATAACAACTATGAGCAGAATATGTAAGACTTGCGGAAGTCTATTCCAGGCTAAAGGCAATGAACAAGAGTGCCCTACCTGTAAGGAAGGGTTCAACGATATCATGAGTATCATTAAGGGCAAAGACAGAACGGAGACAGTAAAAGACAGTAAAAAGACAGAAGCCACGCCTACTACACAAGAGCCATCACCTAAGATGACTATCTGTAAGGTATGTGGCAAGGAGTTCGAGCAAACTGGCAAAGGTCGACCTGCTGTTAACTGTCCGGAATGTCGAGAGGCTTTGAAACTTGAATATAAGGCGAAGCCTAAAGCAAAGCCAACAGTCGTCGTAGCGACGGAAGAAGAGAAGGCGAAGCTGCACGGTAAGATTGAGACTGAGCCAGTAGTAATAGATACGGCTTCAACAGGTGTATCAGTAGCCGACGGTAAGCCTACAGATACAATGAACGATGCGGTACATCATCCGTCGCATTACACCTTGCCAGGGCTAACCGTTGAGAGCGTTGACGTCATTCGTGCGGTATTGACGACGGAAGAGTTCAAAGGCTGGTGTAAGGGTAACGCATTAAAGTATTCCCTTCGAGCAGGTCGTAAGGATCCGACGAAAGAAGTTCAGGACTTAGCAAAAGCAGGCGTGTTCTTGAGTTGGATTACCGGGGAGTAGCCTATGCATACCAGTGCTAGTTTCGAGAAACTGCTACACGACCACGGGCATTACCTGGATGACTTATATATAATCACTGTTCGATATGTTAACTACTTGGAGGAACAGTACGAGATGGCGTATGTACGAAGCGAAGAAGTCATCCGTGAATATAAGGAAGCCGGTAATGACCAGTTCGATGATAAGACCTATTCGTATCCTTGGTATCATGATGAGCGTTGGGATGAAGCTACGGATACCTTGGAAGCGATAGAGGATGAAGTCGATGAGCTGTACAAGATTGTAGAAGGGATGGATTACATATGATACAGGATAGTATTGATAGGGTGTGAGCGTATGGGTAAACGTACGAGTAAGGGGACACATCCTGGAATAATGAAACTGCAAAGGCTGATGGATAGCCATAGACGACTAACCGACGTCGAGGCGCACTTGCAACGTCTGGAGCAAGAAGCACGAAGTGAGTACCCTATCACCGAAGAGCAACAGCTAAATCTCAAGACGGCGTATCGTGATTTGCTTGAGGAGTCAAGGCGACTATCAAGGGAACGATATGAGCTATGGGCTATCATCCATCAAGTGCCAAGCGATTGTGAGCGTACATTCCTTGAATATCGATACTACTTTGGCCTTGGCATGAAGGACGTCATTGAGGCGATGCACTACAGCGAACCACAGGTCTACCGCATACGTAAGATGGCTGTCAAGTCTTTTTGCAAACTTTTTGAAAATTTCTAAAACATGATATGAAATGATAGTTGCACTTTGTGGTACCTTATGGGTGTGGATACGGAAACGAGCGCCGTGTCCACGCACTGTAGGGTAGTTCATAGTGATACCTTTCATGTACTTACACTTCTCTCCTGGGCAGTAGCCCAAACATGAAGCGAAGCATTGAGGGCTACGAACAACCGCGTAGTCCTTTTTGTTAGCTTTAATTAGAAAAGAAACACCCTAAATAAAATTAAAATTATTTTTAAAATTTTTGAAACAAAAAGGTACTTCCTCGACGGAAAATCGCCGGTGGTCGCCTCCGCGCGATGTTTGTCCGCATGTGAAAAATTTTTTCAAGTAGAAAGTACCCTACCAATAGACACTTACGGAAGGAGGTCCAAAATGGCCACGGAAAGACCCAAAGTCAAGTTCGATGACAACGGCGAGATCATTGTCACCACAAAAGTGCTATGCCAAATACTGGACCTCGGTCCGGAAATGATATCACGCCACAATCGCGCGGGTATGCCGAAGGTGGCAACGGGTTGGTGGAACGTTCGTGAAGTTCTTGTATGGCTTGGCATGTCCAAGGATAAGGATGGAACGAAATCCGCTGCTCAAAGAAAACTTGAAGCGGAGGCGGACTACAAGGAAGCCAAAGCGAAACGCGAAAAGCGAATGAACGAAGTTCTTGAAGGCCAGTATATTGCGGTCGAGGACGTAACTCGGGAATGGACTGGTCGCGTTAATGAATTGAAATCATCCCTTGGGCTGTTACCTAAAGCGGTTAGCAAAGAATTTCCAGATGCAGAAACAAGGGTGATTGTAGAGAGGACGGTGAATGAGTGTGTCAACGAGTACCTCGAAAGCTACGCGCGCGACGGCGTCTACACGAAAACGAAGAAAAGTTAATTCGAAAGATTCCAGGAATCCGAATAAACAATGTCATTACAATTCATCGCACAATTCTAGTACATCGTTTACGTGGACAGCGCAAGAACTCGAAGCTTTCAAGCCTCCGGAGCGGTACACCGTTTCCACATGGGCCGATAAGTTCAGAGTACTCCCAAGCACTAGTGCAGAACCCGGACCCTGGCACACGCACCGCACTCCATACTTACGAGAGCCTATGGATATGCTCAACAACGATTTGATTGAATCGATTGTACTGTGCTTCGGTGCACAGATTGGTAAGACAGAAACTGAACTCAACATGATAGGGTTCGCGCTTCATCAATCTAAGGCACCAGTAATGATGGTGTATCCAACAGATATGCTAGCAAAGTTCAATAGTGAAAAACGTGTTCAGCCAATGATCACGAACACAGAACCTCTGGCCAACATGTACAACGAAAACGCAAGTTCAAAGTTAGAACTCAACTTCAACACAGGAAACTACATGGTATTGTCCGGTGCTAACTCTCCATCGAGCCTTGCATCAAGGGCTATCAAGTATGTGTTCTTTGATGAAGTTGATAAGTACCCAGTATTCTCCGGCAAGGAAGCGAATCCAATTAAGTTGGCAACGGAGCGTACAAAGACGTTCGTTGATGCCAAACACGTGATGGTATCAACCCCAACAGTCGAAAATGGCAATATCTGGACCGCTTTCAAACAAGCTCATGCACAGAAAGAGTACTACGTACCGTGCCCACACTGTGGTGAGTATCAAAAGCTAGTGTTCAAACAGATTAAATGGCCCGATGAGGCTAAAGGCAATAAGGACCGCATCAGGGACACCGCCTATTATGAATGCGCGCACTGTAAGAAAGTGATACACGATAAGCACAAAATGGATATGCTCCGTAACGGAGAATGGCGAACCGAAAACGAACCCGATTGTCGAGTGCGTTCGGTTGGCTACCACTTATCGTCCTTGTATTCGCCATGGATAGCCTTTGGGAAAGTTGCGTACGAGTTCTTTACTTCAAAAGACTTCCCGGACCAACTTATGAACTTTATCAACTCTTGGCTAGCAGAACCTTGGCGAAGTGCTAAGACGAAAAGCACACAAACGCTACACTTCACGGAATCAACCTATGACCGTGGCGTAGTACCAGATAAGGCAACGCTACTTATCGCTAGTGTTGACGTACAGTTAGACCACTTCTGGTGGGAGGTTAGGGCATACGCGCCTGGCGTGAAGTCCTATCTTATCGATTATGGCCAAGCCAGTACATGGGATGACTTAGAAGAAATCATAGTCAACAGGGAATATCCAACAGAATATGGCGAACCTAGACAGGTGATGAAGGCGGGCATTGACTCAGGCTTCAGAACCGATGAGGTGTACCAATTCTGTGCAAGGTTCCCTGAAATATGTATTCCGTTAAAAGGTTCATCCAACCATAAGACCCTAACGGCGCCGTACTCAATGTCAAGTGTTGAGAAGGGCGTTATTGGAGGCCTTAAATTGTACGTCCTTAATACGGACTACTGGAAGGACTTCATATTTGCTCGGATGGTACGGCCAACTGATGAAGTAGGCACAATCCATCTGTTCAAGGATTGTCCACAGGAATATACCGACCATCTCAGGTCGGAGGAAAAACAGGAAATCCGCAACGTGAAAACGGGTGAAGTTACGGTGCAGTGGAAACCACTCACCGGGCACCCAACGAATCACTTGCTAGATACCTGTACATACAATGCTGCAGTCGCAGATATTGCAGGGGTGAAGTATTTAACGGAACCCGATGAATATGAAGAATCCAATGCCGTAACCGAGGATATCGACTACAGTACAGGCTTGGGTAATACGAACCATTGGTTTAGATAAGGAGGTGAACCATGAGCGATGTAAACGAACAATTGGACCGTATCCGTGAAGTCATTGAGGATATCGAAACAAAAGGATACTCCGAGTTACAGATTGGCGGTAAGCGGTTCAAAGCGATTGACCTTCCTGTGTTATACGCACGAGAACAAACGTTAATGCAACGTGTTCATGAGGAAGCAAACGGCTTCCAGAGTGATGCATACGTGACATGGGGTGGACGATGAATATCTTAGATAAGGTAATCGGTTGGGTTAGCCCCGAGAGGGCGCTTAATCGTATCGCAGCACGAGAGGCTATCCGCCAATATGATGCGGCGTCAATGGACCGATTGAGTAGTGACTGGCAACCTGCTTATGGCACAGCCGAACAGTTGGCCACCGGAGCGCGTGATCTTATTCGGGGTCGAGCTCGTGCAGCTGAAATGAATAGCGACTTAGCCGAGTCTGTAGTAACAGCTTTAATCCGAAACGTTATTGGCGTTGGAATTAAGCCACAGGCGAAGGTAAGAAGCGGTAAAGGCAAGTTAAATACGAACCTTAACAACAAAATAGAAAGGGCTTGGGCCAAATGGACTGAAGCTGAAAACGCGGATGTCCGAGGTATGTCTAACTTTTACGAATTACAATCTATCGCACTACGACGGATGCTGTATGATGGCGAAATTCTAGTCAATAAAACTGCACAAGGCGAATACCTTCCGTTATCGATTCAGTTGATTGAGGCGGAGAATATCGGCGCGGTTAGCTTACAACATGGTAAGAATAACATCATCAACGGCGTGGAGGTTAACGAATATGGGAGACCAGTTGCGTATCACGTATATCAAAGCGATCCAATGGGGTTACGCAGTTTCGACGCATTACGGCTAACTACTAACCAGGCGTTCTTATTATTCAAGCCGACTCGTACTTCTCAACTTCGAGGGATGAGTCACCTAGCATTAGTCCTTCGCCGTATCCACGATATTGATGAATACATGGACGCAGACTTAATTGCTGCACGTGTATCGGCATGTTATAGCGCGTTCATTACGTCTCAAAATTCAGCACGTCAAACGGCGATGCTACCTAGGGATAGTAAAGGACGTCCTAATATGACACTAGCACCAGGAATGGTTAGACATCTTAGCCCTGGTGAATCTATTGAGTTCGCAGACCCTAAACGTAATGCAGGGACTGCGAGTGAATACTCGGCAACTCAGACACGGAGAATTTCCTCCGGTCTAGGAATGAGCGCGGATATCGTGGCTCGTAATATATCTGGTAACTTCTCAGCAGCAAGGCAAAATCTGTTAGAGGACCAAAAGACCTTCCGACAATGGCAAGAATTTGTTATCACCCATTTTTGCATGCCGATTTGGAAAGCCTTTATTGACGCATTGTACCTAGCCGGTGAACTACCATCTGACTACTTGGCGAATAAGGACAAGTACCAAGAAGTATCTTGGCTAGCCCCAGGTTGGTCATGGATAGACCCAGTTAAGGAAGTGTCCGCCAATAAGGAAGCTATCAAGTCCGGACTTACAACCTTAGAGGATGTGTGTGCAGCATCTGGGCGTGATTGGGAGGAAGTTCTTGAACAACGGAAACTCGAACAGGACAGAGCCAAGGAACTCGGGGTGTTACTAGATTATTCCAGTGAGTTGCAACCATTGATGGACCCAGATAGTGACAATAACGTCCAACAATCACAGGAAGGAGCTGATGGCTAACAATGGACGAAAATGAAAAACGTAGCGTTCAAGGTAACTATTGCCGTGAATCTACGATTGACCAAGTCGACTCCGACAATCGGACGGTAGAACTTTCCTTCTCCTCCGAAACGCCATATGGCCGTTGGTTCGGCGATGAAATCCTTTGCCATGATGAAGAATGTATCAATCTCGATAGATTTAATGATGGCTTAGGTACCGTGCTATTTAACCATGATCGTGATGCGGTCGTGGGGCACATTGAAAAGGTGTGGATTGAAGATAATCGAGGAAAAGCACTAGTACGCTTTGACGAAGATGAACAATCCGACGCTATATTCAAGAAAGTCCAATCCGGTACGCTTCAAGGTGTTAGCGTTGGATACGCTATTAAACGCTATGAAGTGTTAGAAGATGATAGTACTACATCAACAAATGGCCGTTTCACAGGCCCGGCGTACGTCATCACAGATTGGGAACCTTTAGAAATCAGCATTGTATCCGTACCTGCAGACCCTACGGTCGGCGTAGGTCGCAGTGCAGATGATATTCAAATTCATACAAGTATTGACACACAGGAGGAAAACAAAGGTATGGATGAAAAAGAAAAATTAACTGAAACTCCAGAAGTGAAATCCGCTCCAGTTGAAGGCGGTATCACAAAAGAACAATTAGCAAAAGCTATGGAAGAAGAACGTAAACGTACTTCTGAAATTACGGCTATGTTCCGCGACTTCGACGTTGAAGGCGCAGACGAAGCCATCGTATTGGGCAAATCCGTTGACGAAGCACGTGCAATGGTTATGGACCAATTACGTGCACGTAACGCAGGCGTGTCCGTGAAAATGGGCGAATCCGAATCCGATAAATTCCGCGCAGCTGCACAAGATGCAGTATTAATGGCGGCAGGCATTCAAGTAGCTGAACCGGCACCAGGTGCTAACGAATTACGCGCACATTCCTTGGTTGAATTAGCACGTGAAGCATTACAACGTGAAGGCCTTCGTGCTAACTTTGGCGATAACTTGGAATTGGCTCGTGAAGCTATTAACTCCACATCCACATTCCCTGCTATCATGTCCAACTTGGCAAATAAATCCGTAATGAACGGCTTTAACGAAGCAGAAACTACTTACCAATTATGGGCAGGTAAAGGCTCTAACCGCGACTTCAAGGAAGCTACACGCGTAGCATTATCTGAAGCAGGTGATTTGGAATTAGTTCCAGAAGGTAGCCAATTCAAGGCTATGACATTCAAGGAAGCTTCCGCACGAACTAAAGTCGCTACTTACGGCAAATTATTTAGCTTGACTCGTCAAGCTATCATCAACGATGACCTTGGTATGTTCTCCGCTATCGCAACTCGTTTCGGATCTGCGGCTAAACGCTTGGTGAACAAAATGGTATATGCGCAATTGACAGGTGACGTAGTGATGGACGACGGCGTTGCATTGTTTAACAGCAAACATGGTAACGTTGCATCCACAGGTGAAGCATTGTCTGTAAAAGCTATTGCTAAAGCGGTAACTGCTATGCGCCGTCAAAAGGGTATTCAAGGTACAGCTACACTTAACATCACGCCTAAATACTTAATCGTTCCACCTGAACTTGAAATGGTAGCATACCAACTTATGAACTCCACTGCAGACGTGGCAGGAATTAACTCCGGCGTGGTTAACCCATACAAAGGTCGATTCACTGTTATCGCTGATGCAGAAATCACTGACCCAGATGCATGGTACTTAGTAGCGGATGCAACTCAACACGATACGATTGAAACTACATTCTTGAACGGTGTAGAAGCTCCACGCTTAGAAACTCGTCAAGGCTTCGACGTAGATGGTATCGAATATAAAGTTGCATTGGACGTAGGTGTACGTGCACTTGATTTCCGTGGCCTTTACAAAAATGCTGGTAAATAATTAGGGGGTAACGATATATGATGACACAATTCGTACAAGAAACTGACCGCATTGACATTACTGCAACTGCAGAAGTCAAAGCCGGGAACATTGTTGAAGCCGGTGCACTTCACGGCGTGGCTATCACCGATATGAAACAAGGTGAAGTCGGTGCAATCAAAGTAACTGGTGTATTCAAAGTAAATGCTAACAAATCCGATACTTTTGAAGTCGGTGACGTAGTTAACTTCTTGACAGATAAAGCTGTTAAAACTGGCGGTAAACCATTAGGCATCGCAGTAGCACCTAAAACTGCTACACAAGATACTGTTACCGTTATGCTAGTGCAAGCTGTCAAAGTTGGCGCATAGTAATAGCTATATTATGAGGATAACGGGGGCCACATGCCCCCGTTAAACCTATGAGGTACAAATATGTATACATACGATGAAAACGTCCTCCTGGGGGCATTTGGTGAGAAAATCACATATGAAGGTAAGACCATCAAGGCGAGCGTGGAAATCGGTGAGTACGATGGTAAGGGTTCTGGATTTGTAACCGGCTTAGCTGATAAGGCCAAGATATGGATACGAACCAAAGACATACCACTCCCTAAGGCGAAGGATGAAATCTACATCCACGGCAAGAAGTGGTACGTAGATCATATATCCGATAGCGACGATAAGATGCACTGCCTGGAAATCGTGGCCAACGTAAGGACGGTGAGACCATGAGTAATGAGCCTATCACCATTAATGATGGAGCTACACCGTATCTTGAATTTATCGCTAAAACAAAACCAGACTGGATGCGTAAGGCGATGAAGTCGATGGGATTCATGATGTCTAAGGCTATCAAGGAAGGCATCAAGTCCGGAGCACCAGGCGGTAAGAAATACGCCAATTTCATGCCACCGGCTATGAGGGCACAACTCGAAGCAGCGTTCGGCGCTAAAGTTAGAAGAGCCTACAGAAAAGGCGGAAAAGCAGACCGTGAAGGCTGGACACACAAGTCTCGTGATGAACTTATCGCGAGTGGGGTAAAAGCCGGCACAGTTGGGTATACGCCACTTGGCAAAATGTACCGAGCCGTAGGGTATCAGTACGACGCTAAGTCTGAATCGGTAAAAGTTGGATGGTTATCTAATTCAGCTAAGAAATTAGGGGAACAGATAGAGAAAGGCTATACCAAGGAAATTACGGAAAACATGCGTAAGAAATTATTTGCGCATGGGTTCCAGTTGGCCAAGGGGAAAACGACCTTCACCATTAAACCTCGTGAAACCTTCGGGCCGATGCGTAACGCCCTTCAGCCTAAACTCGTACCGTTCCTTGAAAAGAAAATTGGTGAGTACGCACTCGGTAATACCTCATGGGGCTCCAGTAATCGAGTATACAAAGTGAGGTAGCTATGCAAACAATTCCACTCGCAGTGATTGCGAATCGTTGGGTTGAGGCTATTAAGGATAATGATCGTATCAATGAGTTCTGTCAAGAAAAGTACGGTAAGGACCTATCCATATTTGTAGGGTATGACGATGCAGGGGCTCCCCTCGAAGAGGATTGCCCATGCGTTATCGTCCTTATGGACAGTAAGTCCGAAGGGCTTGCGGATTCCTATTCGTATACGCTCCAACTCGTATGGGGCGTACATCGGAAGGAAGCGGAGCGTAATGGCCGTGTCATTACCTATACAGGGGCCTTTGAAACCGATGAACTTGGCCAGTTACTCATTGAATGTATTATGGCCGTCAACCCTAATTATCCAGTCATTAACATTGACTATGAAACGGATAATGTATCGTGGCGCCCTGTGTATCCAGGCAAGGCCACATTCACAATAGAAATACCGCACGTAATCGGCGGTCACGTTGAATATTAATAGGAGGATAACATGGCAGTAGCTAAACGTGCGCAAGGCGCACAATCCAAATTAACAATGGCTTTTGAAACTGACTTTGGCGTTACACCGTCTACCGGTGGCGTGGTTATGCCAATCATTAGTTCCTCTTTAAAAGCAAGTCAAAATCTAAATGATTCTAATGTAATTCGTGGTACGCGTAATCCAGCTGCGCCTAGCCGTGGTAACATCGACGCATCCGGTAGTATTACACCACCGGTCGATGTAATCGGCTTCGGCTATTGGTTGAAATTAGCCTTTGGTGCGCCTACTTCTACAGCTGGTGCAGGTTCCGCGCATAAGCATGTGTTTAAAATCGGTCCGGATATGCCGTCCGCTACATTCGAGCAAGGCTATAAGGATATCAGCACATACCAACAATTTAGTGGTGTTCGCATGAACAAAATGGCGCTTAACTTTGGCGGTGACTCCGAGTTAACAGCCACTATCGACGTAATGGGATGTAAGGAAACAATGGCGGCAGTGCCATTTGATACAGCACCTACTCAAATTGCATTTACGCCGTTTGAAAACCTTGAGGCCACAATCAAAGAAGGTGGCGTGACAGTCGCTAACGTATTGTCCCTAAGCCTTAACATTGATTTCGGCTTGGACGGTGATTCCTACGCTATCGGTAATAAAGGGTTCCGTACCTATATCGATACAGGTATCGTCGGTGTGTCCGGTACATTAAAAGCGTTCTTCCAAAACATGGACCTTTTGAACAAAGCCGTAAATGGTACAGAATCTAGCCTTGAATTGACACTCACCAAAGGTGATAACTCCTTGGTTATCAAATTACCTGAATTGATTTACGAACGTAACTCCCCAGGTATCGATGGTCCTAAAGGCGTTAACATCGAAATGCCGTTCAAAGCATACTACGGTGACGATTCTGAACAATCCGCCGTGCTATTCGAATTAACTAATACACAAGCAACGTATTAATAGGAGGTAAGGATGAAGATTCAAGGTAAGGAACTAAAAGCAAGAGCCCTCACATGGTCTGAACGTGAAATGTTGATTAAAGCAGGATTGGACTTCGTATACTGTCCAGTCGAAGACGATGATCAACTAGCAGGTATCATTCGTAGCCGTGACATTATGCGGTTCATCTTGATGGATGTATATGGCCTTAGTGATGAGGACCTTAATACTGTATCTGACAAGGAAGCTATGGACTTTGCAGGTAAAGTTATCACAGCTACATTTCAGGTACAAGACGCAACGGAAAAAAACTAAAAGAGGTGTGGGGGTGGATGTCCTCTGACCGTCCGAAGTATTGCCAAGGGTGTAGGGAGTTACAATCCGCCACCCGGCAGTCCTTCGACTGTTCGGAGTGTGAATATAATCCTCCGCACCTATTATTTGGTACGAAATTGGCTATGAAACTGTATGCCCTATCACGCAGTCAACGCATATATCACACAGGAGGGTTAGCAGGATTTGATTATCCGGCTATCCGCACAGTTGCGGAAATGAATAATATCAACCTGAGTCCGATGTTATTCAACCTCATGTGGATATTAGAGGGATTAGAAATGGAGGCGATGAATAAGGATGTCGAATAACGTAGTAGATATCGTAGTGCAACTGACCGATAAGAATACGCAAGCCGGTTTAGAGAAAATCGCAGCCGCCTCTAAGGGTACAGTTGCAGAGCTCGCAAAATTAAAAACAGAAATGTTGACCATTGGAGCTGGTGCGGGTATCACCGGTCTGTGGTCAAAGCTTGCCAAGGAGGCACTCGACTGGAATTTATCTGTTAAGAAAACGCAGTCTTTAACAGGTGCCACTGCTGAGCAAGCTAGTACCTTTATTTCCGTGGCCAACTATATGGGCGTAGCTACCGACGTAAGCACTACGGCGTTTGCCAAGTTTGCGAAGGCAGTATCAAACGCACAAGATAAAATGCAAACAGCCTCGGCTGAGGGGAAGCTTGCGACCGATATGTTCAGTCGGTTAGGTATTAGTATTGATCAGATTCAAGGGAAGAACACTCTTGAAGTATTCCAGATTATCCAAGAACGCCTAAGAGGCATGAAGGATGGCGCGGAAAAAACTCGCGTCGAAATGGAATTATTTGGTAAAACCGGGTACCAACTCCACGGCATGCTGAATATGTCTGCAGAGGCGATGAAGCAAGTCGAGGACCGGGCACGTGCTATGGGCCTTATTATTGACGATGAAGCGGCTAAGAAATCGGCGCAGTTTAATCGCCAATTAAAGGATATGGAACAAACCGGCAAACGTTTGGCCATCATGATTGGCCAAGAGTTATTGCCGGTGATTATGGACTACACACAATGGGCTATCGACTTAACAAAGTCCTATAGTAGTATGGCCTCCGAACAAAAGGAAGCTATCTCGGGGGTAGTGAAATTTAGTTTTGAAGCTGGCATTGCTGTTACTGTAATTCAGTCCGTAACGACTGCATTGAAATTCATGAGACTTGCTACATTAGCGGCTGCAGGTCCTTGGGTAGCCTTGGCCAGTGCTATCGCCTTAGCCGGCAAAGCCTTGCTTGACTATCGCTACAAGGAGCGCACCAAAGGTACTGACCTAGGTGTTGAAGTCAATGGTATGAGGGCCCATCGGAATCTGAACCCCGATAAGGGCACAAGTGAAGCCTACATGGCTAATCATGACGGCAGATATTATGTTGAGGATAGTTACTTCTTCGGGCTTTTTAAAAATGACCGCCTAGCCACTAAGGAGGAAGGCGCTCAAATTGACGCGGCGATGAAAGCCAAAGAAGAGGCTGATGCGGCGAAGAAGAAAGCTGAAGAGGAACAGGCCAAGGTAGACCAGGAAATCGAGAACGCTAAAAATGGCTTATCGAATAACGAAGCCATTAATAAGGCTAATGAGGAAGCCGGTAAAGCGGCGAAGGCTCAAGAAACCGCAGCTAAGAAAGCAGAACAAGCGGCTGAAAAATTAGCTAGCTCCGTGGAACGTCTTAATGACATGATTCGAAGCCTAACACTCCAATCGTTGGAGATTGATGGTAGCCAGTACGAAATTGATAAACTTAACGCTAAGAATCAATATGAATCGAACAATAAGAACATTCGAGATATTATTCGTTCCGCGGCGGGGCTTAATAGCGTAGGCGGTGGAAGTGGTGAAGCTTCCGGCGTATTAGCTGCCGCTAATGCTCAACTTGGCAAGGCCTACTCGCTAGGTGCCGATGGTACATGGGCTACGGACTGTGGCAAGCTATTTGCTGATTCCGTTAAGGAAACCTTCGGAAAGGACGTACCAAGATATGTTCCTTCCATTATGGACGCCGCCGCAGCTGCGGGCGCATGGCATCCAGCGGGTGATGGATATACACCTCAAGCAGGTGATGGCGTTGTAGTCCTTGGCGATAATCACATCGTAATCTCTGACGGTAATGGCGGATACACTGGTGCTAATTCTAGTACAGGGGTAGTCGCTAAGCAGTCTGTTGAAGGTGATTTCGGGGCGGTTACTGGGTATGTAGATACTGCTAAATTGGTAGGCGCATCTGCAGCAAGCGTATCGGCTTCTAACAATGCCCTTAAGAATGCTAACGCGCAAGCGTTGGCCAACTCCAACCTGGTAGCAGAAGCAAGGGCCAAGAATGAGGAAGTATATCAAAAGAAACTTGCAGAGGCGGAGCGTAATCAAACTATCCGCGTTCGCAAGATGAATGAGGATATTACGAAACTTGACCTTGAACGTACAGGGGACAGACTCCAACTTATCAAGGCTGAGTCCGATGCACAGAAGTCTCAGATTGAGGATAACGTTCGTGAGTATACCAAGGCCGTAGGGGACAAGAAACTTGCTGAGAAGAAGGCAGAGTCGGAACGATTGAAACTTGTAGCCGATACTGAGCAGAAAATCAGAGAGCTTGCCTACACACAAACGACTGAAGCATTAGATCATCAGTCCAACTTGGTGAAACTTGGCCACCTTACACAGGACCAGTCCGATGCCATATTGGCGGAACAACTGCAAGCCTACATCGACTACTCGAAGGACGAGCTAGCTAATGCACAGATGACGGCTACGCAACGTCTACAGATTGAGAAGAACCTAGTTGAGGCCCAACAAAAGCTATGGGAGATGGCAGGGCGTAACTTAAAATCTCGGTTGAAGGAAGCGGCGCGTCAATATCAAGAGGAAACCACGAACTATGCTGACCTTGCGAAGTCGACCTTTGACAGTACCATGAGTAATATCAATTCGACGTGGACAAGTAATCTCGAGGCCATGGCCGCAGGTACGAAGTCCTTCAGTAAAGGGCTAATCAGCATATTCAAGGATATGACGAATAGCATTATCAAGATGATGGTGAACCTATCATTCCAACAATACTTACAACCTAAGTTACAAGGCTTATTCGGTGGGGTGGTCGGAGGCATAGGAAATATTGGTGGTGGCGGTCGTACCTTCTCCACAGGTAGGTCCTTTAGTTCAGCGTTCAGTAGTCGAGGATTCTCTAAGTTCGCATCCGGCGGTGTAGCACCTACGGGTATGACATTGGTCGGTGAAAACGGACCTGAGCTCCTTCAATTCAACGCTTCGCATCGTATCTATAATGCTAGCCAAACTCGTAAGATGCTAGGCGGTAATCAGGGGAATAACGTTACAGTTAACATCATCAACCAATCTGGCCAAGCCCTTGAATCTGAGCAACAAAGCTCGAGATTTGATGGAGAAAACTACATCATCGATGTAATGGTTAAAGCCGTAACAAATAATAAAGGAGGTGCGCGGGATGCGATTAAAGCAGCCGCGGGTTAATCATGGCAACATTTCCAAACATTAGATATCCAATATATCCAATCCAAGAAACTACACCGGATATGACCTATAAGGGCCAAGTGGAGAATATGACGATTATTAGTCGCCGTAAGACTACTAAGGCCTTGCGGTCATATAACGTGAATTATAAGGTGCCTACCTCCGAGTACTTACGGCTAAGGTCGTTCTTCGACGAGGTCAACTGTTCGACGGTGTTCGACTGGACGAATCCTGAAACGAAAGAAACTATCAAGGTACGATTCAGTGATCAGCTAGACTTCGCAGCGAATGACTACGGCATATGGGTTGGTACCGTTAAACTACAGGAGGCATAACATGTTAACACTTTCAACTGCATCAATTTTGGAGAAAAACAAAATAGACGCCACGGGTGTATGGCTCATGCTCCTTGATATTGAATATAAAGGCGATATTGTCCGGCTTGTATATAACACCGAGGATATTACCTTTCAAGGGAATAAATACATAGCGTTTCCGTTCAAATTAGCGGACGTCAACCATAACTCGACTGACCTACCAAACGTTAAATTGTCCGTGTCCAATGTGACACGGACTATCCAACGCCTGGCAGAAGATAATCAAGGGTTCACGGGTGCGAATGTCATTGTCCGTGTAATAAATACAAATGTACCGAATGTGTGCGAAGTAGAAGAACACTTCGTTATTACGGGTTCCGTTGCTAATGCTGAATGGATGGAGTTCACACTAGGTACGGATTTTAGTTTTACTCGTCGGTTCCCTTTAGTCCGCATCATGAAGGACTTCTGCCCTTTCAAATTCAAAGGTGTTCAGTGCGGATACAAGGGCACCGAGACCGAGTGTAATAAGACATTGTCACGATGTCGAGCACTAGGTAATAGCGTTCGTTTCGGTGGCGAACCTACGATTCCACAGGGAGGTCTGTATGCATCTAACAAGTGATATGACTGATATGATTGGTACTCCATTCGAGGAGCTCAAGTGTTGGGATGTAGTGACCGAGGTGTATCGCCGTAATGGTGTTACACTTCCAAACTACACAGATATTCCTATGGACGAGTGGCAAGAGGTCAAGGAACCTACGGAGGGCAGTGTCCTGGTCTTTTCGCTAAAAGGTAAAGAACTTGACCACGTAGGCGTGTATTTAGGAGATGGTCGATTCATCCATGCCACTAAGCCAAGCGGTGTATGTATCGAACATATTTCTAAATACGTCCCTAGGCTTAAACATATATACGATAGAAAGGAGTAGCCGATGATTAATGTAGTGCTAGTAAGGAACCCGTTTAAACCGGATCAGCATGAAACACAATACCGCCCTTATAAGGCAAACATGCCATTAAGCTTTTACGCTAAGCAAGATGGCGACTGGGTATACTCCATTAATGGCCAAGAGGCTACGCTTGATACCATTGTTAACGATGGCGATTATATCGTGGCCATGCCACAGATTGATGGTAAGTTCTTTGGTATTATTCTATCCATAGGCCTTAGTATCGCCACAGGCGGTATCGCTAGTGGTGCGATATTTGGTATCCAAAGCCTAATATGGCGCACCGTACTCTCCATGGCCATTGGTATGATTGGCAATATGCTCGTCAATAAGTTAACTCAGCCAAAGGCTGACCGGTCTCATACGGACTCCTCACAGGCTAATACCTATGGATGGGGAGGGGCTAAAACTGTAACCGGGCAAGGGTACCCTCTAGCCGTTACGTACGGCCGTATGAAGAGCGCAGGGCTCCTCTTATCTCGTCACATTATCAGTGATGGCGAAAAGCAGTACCTCAACCTCTTATATTGTGCCGGTGAAGGTGAGTTATCTAAAATCGAGGATATCCGTATCAATGCTAACCCTGTTAGTAACTACCAGGATGTACAAGTTGATATCCGACTAGGTACCAATGACCAAACTGTTATCCCTAACTTCAACGATAACTATGCAGACCAAGTACTCAACTATGAACTTAAAACTGGATGGAGTACGCAACGTGTACAGGGTGACGCGTGCAACGCTATCGAGTTAACTATCAGCTTCCCTAACGGCTTGTATTACTCCAACGATACAGGCGGGATGGATGCCACGTCAGTTACTCTTGACGCGGAAATTCGGAAAGTTGGGGAGGACGAGGAGTGGCATAAGTTACCACTCTCCAACCAAAAGGGTATGCAAGCCTTCGTCAAGAAAACGGGTGACGGATGGTCCTTTACTCGTCAAAAGTCAGACGCAGAAATCGCAGAGACCGATTATAAAGGCATCGTTAAGGAAGCAACGAATACCGCGTTCTATCGCGTGTACAGATTCGATAACCTCGATAAGGCACAATACGAAGTTCGTGTTCGTTGTTCAAGTAAGGATGGCAGTAGCATTCGATACGCGAATCGAGTGTACTGGAACCAATTAACGCAAATTATATACGATGACTTCATACATCCTGGAAAGGCACTTATTGGTATTAAAGCTTTGGCCACTTCGCAATTGAACGGCTCTGATCCTGAAGTATCATGGATACAAGAACGCTCCGCCGTGTACGTATTCAACCCTTATCAACAAAAGTACGAAGTCCAACGCGCTGACAACCCGGCATGGGCGGCGTATGATCTACTTCACATGGCTCGTAAGTTTGGCGATGAGTATGTAGTGTTTGGCCAACCTCATGGACGGATGGACTACGATGCATTTAAAGCCTGGGCAAGTAACTGCGATAAGAATGGGTTCACATTCAACTACATATACGATAGCGCTAGTCGCTTATGGGATGCGTTAAAATATCCGGAAAACGTAGGACGCGGTAAAGTCATTCCACAGGGGACCAGGTTCACTTGTGTTAGTGATTATAAGTCGACCCCGGTACAACTATTTACTGTGGCCAACATAAAGCAAGGTAGTTTTTCAGAAGAGTTCCAAGGTATCCAAAGTCGTGCCAACTCCGTTGAAATTTCCTTCCTTAATAAGGATAAGGACTACGAACGCGATGTTATCCCGGTATATGGCGATACCTACGATGAATCGGATACTCTTACCAATCCGGCTCAAATAGAGCTCATGGGATGTACTAGCCTTGATCAGGCGTTCAAACATGGTAAGCACTACCTACGATGCAATAAGTACGAGGTGCGTACTGTATCTATCGAAGCTTTCACCGACGCCATAGCGTGTACGATAGGGGATATTATTCTTATCCAACATGACGTACCTGAATGGGGCGAAGGTGGCCGAGTGATATCGGCTAACGGTAGCACTATTACCCTTGATAAGGAAGTATCGGCATTACCCGGTAAACAGTACCAACTACTGATTCGTAACAACGCTACCGATGCGGTGACTACGTTCACAGTACTCAGCGTGATTGGCCGTAACGTAATGGTTAAGGAAACGATTGCAGTTGAACCAGGTAGCGTGTACGCCTTTGGTGAGTTAACTAAAGCGGCTAAACCATTTAGGGTGCTAGCTATCACGGAAGGCGGTACAGACCTTACCCGTAAGATACAGTGTATGGAATACTATCCAGAAGTGTATACGAGTGATGATGGTACCGTGCCAGTTATCGACTATAAGTCTGAGGTTGGTAGCGACATCGAGGATATTGGCCTCGTAAGTGATGTATACGGTGCTAATGGCATTATGTACTCACGAATCGCCGTCCGTTGGCAACTGCCTCGTGATGGTAAGATAACCAACGTAGTAATTAATTATCGGAATGCTAAAAGTGATACCTGGAAATATGTGGGGAACTTCCCTGCATCGCCTAATAGCACGGAGATATCCTATGTACTATTAGGCGCTACTTACGAGGTTAAGGTGCAAGCGATTAACGATTTAGGGCAACTCACCAGTGGGGTTACTAAGGAAATATTTATTCCTAAGATGCAAGCGCCTGGTGATGTACAGAACCTACACGTCATTAGTCGTTACCACCTAACCGCCGATAAGAGCGTGTACTATGACCTTCAAGTGATGTTCGAGCCACCGGCTAATCCTGGCAACTTTGATAGCGCTGAGGTGTGGTACAAGCTTAAATCTAAGAACGGCCAAGCTATCACCGGTCAAGATTGGCAGTATGCGGGAAGTAGTAATAGCCAGGTTATTATCAAGGCATTAGGCCCTGGCGAAGAGTACGAGGTTAAGGCTGTGGCCGTGGATAGGTTCGGAAATCGTTCCGATACTGCCCAGGTAGTTGACATCGTAGTCAAGGCGATGGACGAAGTGCCGGACATGCCTAAGAACCTTACTGTAGCCTTTAAGGACCACGCCACCGCATCATGGAGCGATGTTCTAAACGCTGACGTGGACTACTACGAACTACGCACCGATAATGACCCAGGCAAGGATACCAACGCACTACTTGCGAAGGTGAAAGGTACCTCAGCTAATCTACCACTTACGAAACGAAGTGGCACGGTGTACTTGTACGCACGAAGTACGCTAGGCAAATACTCAACGCCTGCAACGTATTCGTATAACTTGCCACAGTTAGAAGCGCCTACGTTTGAGGTTAAGGACCAACTCGGAGGGTTTAGTCTTTACTTTGGTGCAAAGCCACCACAGGCTTACGTTATCCGTTGCCACGTTATTGGCGATGATCGTACAGATGACTTAGAGACAACGTCGAGTATGCTCACGTACTCTAACAAGGCTGGTGTATATCGTGTACGGTGTGAATATGTCGATGTGTTCGGTAGTAGCTTAGTCACTGAGAAGTCGGTCACTATTAAGGATAGAGTCGATAAGAGCCTACTTGATGCGGAAGCATTAGGGCTAAAAGCAATGGACGCTACCATCCAAGCTATGAGTTCCGAAGTTGGAACGATGAAAACCTCCATTAATGGGTTTGAATCTAAAATCGCTCAATTGGATAGAGGCATTACTCAAAAGGTAACAGACCTTAATCGGAACCTATCCGGACAAATTACTACGTTATCGGAGGGTATCGACCTTAGAGTGACCCACGCTATCGGAAATATGAGTGGACAGGATATTGTTAGCCGGATTAACTTATCTCCGGAAGGTACTCGAATTGATGGCAAGCTATTACACGTAACAGGCCAAGCACTATTCGATAATAACATCATTACCGGGGGCATGCTCCAAGCTAACTCGGTAAGCGCCGATAAGATACAAGCGTTATCCATTAGCAGTGATAAGCTCCAAGCGGATAGCGTTACCGCCGATAAGTTAAAGGTTGATAGCCTTGACGCTATCACGGCAACGATTGGCACGCTCCGCACTAAGACGAGTGGAGCAAGGGTTGAGATATCCGATAACTTAATTCAAGTGTTCGATGATAACAATGTACTGAGAGTGAGGTTAGGGGTGTTTAGATGATAATTCTAATAATCTTAATTCTGCTACTATTAGCGATGACGGTTGCAGTACTACAAATAAAAATAAGGAGAAAACATAAAATGCCACAGGGGATTGAAATATATAACGAATACGGAGAAAAAATACTGTCTACTGATGCGAGGTTGACTCGCTCGTTAATGTGCGTCCCTTGCACATCGTGGACGGGGTCAGCAAAAGTAATAGGTAAACAAAAGGATACAACTATATACGTTATTCCTTTTGTATCCGTTTCTTATAAGGGGAACTTCCCAACAACGA